TACAGTATTACGGAAGATTTTGAAAGTTCTTGTACCAAATTCGTTTAGTTTACACCATTGTTGTAATTGTGTTTTTAGTAATTCTACTTCGTGTGGAGTAGGATCTTCAGTGAATTGTAGATTAAAAGGTGTATCGTTATGTTCATTTTTCTGTGTACTAAACTCAGCCAAGATGTCTAAACATGCATTAATTTCAGCATCAACATCCATCATTTCATATTGATTATATCGTTCAATTCGATTTGGGTGCCCTGTATATACTTCTGGAAGACGACTACCATAATTTCTATAACCCATATCAGAGTTATTCCATCCGCCTGTTGGTGAACCATTTTGTCCTGGGCTACCGTTCCATGCACCGGGATTGTTATTGGCGCCACTAATGGGACTAGATATACCACTCTTATTTGTGAAACGTTTTTTGTAGGTCATAATATTATATAGTATTTAGTATGAATTTAATTATACGGCAGAAAACCTGACTAGCTTTTCAGTCTGGTCATTACCTTCTTCAAGTGCCTCAATCATTGCATCAAACTTTTCTTCCATCATTGTATATAAATCTGCCATAATTTGACCTGTATTATCCTGTGCAGAAGTATTAGTAGTAATATTATTATTCATTTCCTGTTTTAATTGTGATTCGCTAGTATCTAATAACTTGGTAATGATAGAATCTGGATTTAATGGTACGATTGCTTCACGACCATGCATGGTTCCTTCTACTGGAAATCCTGATTTAGGTCCATCAACTACTCCACCATCCTCAGCTTGAAAGTGTACCGGGTCTCCGGGTACTTTTTGTGTTAATCCTTGTTTATTAAGTGCAGTTACAGCATCAGGATCTTTGTAATTTTGAATATCAACTGCTTCACCTTTTTCATGTAGGCTACGTCCGGGTTTACCCACAGCCATACCAGTTGGTCCTTTTCCCGGTCTTCCGGCGGCCACAGTTTCATCGTACAATCTTTGTTGATCTTCTGGATCTCGTTTAGCACTATTGATTGTTAATTTGTTACCCGTAACACTATTATATTCTGTTGCGGCAGCAGTAACAGCATTTTTAAATGTAGAATTTAATCCTTCAAAGTTTTGTTGAGTGCCTGACCCAGTACCAAACTTCATTATTTTTGTTAAGTCAACTGCTTTTGAAGCAGAGCCTGTACCATTTTCAGAACCTTCTGCTGGCTGCGAACTTGGCTTAGAAGTTTTAGGCATATCACCTGCCATACTCATTCCGCCTGCTATTGCCGCACTAGAACCTACTGCTTTAAAGCTAGTAGGAACTCCGGACGGCACACTAATTCCACCACCACTAGCTTTATTAGGTATATTAGCTGTCCCACCACCTGCCATACCACCGGTTGTAGTAGGTTTAGTTAAATTAGTAATTGATGTAGTTAAATTAGTTAATGCAGTATTTGTTGCTAATAATGTTTTGTTTAATGTTACAAAAGTAGCTTCCTGTACTTGCTCTGATTTCTTCTGTGCTTCTGCTCTCTTTGCGGCATCTTCTTTTGCTGTATCAGCTATACCCTTAGCTATATTTTTAGGATCTTCCGTCTCAGTATTTTTAGGCTTAGGGCTAGTTGATTCTGATGCTTTATTTTTATCTTCAGCTTTTATTGGTTTATCTATAAGCGATTTACCTACTGATTTACCTACACTCTCTCCTATTCCATCGCCAAGTTTTGAACCAAAGTAACCACCAAGTGCGGCTCCAATTACTGTACCTACTACAGGAAATATTGCAGTACCTATTGCGGCTCCTACTGCGGCTCCACCTGCACCACCTGCGGCTTCTCCTACACCTTTACCAACAGCTTCAGATTTTTTAACAGTACCTTCATCTTTAGTTAGTTCACCTGTTTTTACTTTTTCATCTACTGCTTTAGAACCTTGAATTGCAGTATAACCACCGGATAATACAGATACAGCACCGGCTAACGGACCTGCAACTTTACCTAATACACTCAAAGACCCGCCCATTTTGCTTAAAACACCAGCTTCTTTAGCTAATGTATCAGTTGCGGCAGATGGTATTGTTGGTACAACTGATTTTGGTACTCCCGTTATCTTAGTTTCGGCACTTACTAAACTTTTAAATCCACCTGCTTGTCGTTTTGCTTCTGCGGCGCCGACACCTTCTTTGCGTAGTCTTTCATACTTAGCCTGTTCGGCAACTGACATTGAAGGTTTAGGTGATGCCGGAGGTGAAGTAGGTGCTGTTGGTGCACCACCAGGCATGCCTTTACCGGGTAATCCTTTACCTTTTACTATATCTTTTAATCCTGCTAATTCTTTTAATGCACCTATACCTGCCATTGCAGTTAATGCAAGTGCGGCTAATCCGGCTGCACCTGCTAGTAGTGAGGCGGCAGTACTTGCATCATCAAAACCATTCATTAATGGATTAAATTTTAATATTAACTTATCTAATTCAACTTGTGCTTTAATTTCTGTTTCGGTTAATGCGTTTCTAGCCTTCTGTGCCGGATCTTTTTCTGTTTTTTCACCCGTCTTACCATCTTCTGGTTTACCTAAATCTTTACCAACTTTATCTTTTGCGGCTTGTATATCTACACCTCTACGCTGTGCAGACCATGTTAGTAACCCGTCAGTAAGTCCATATGTTTTTGCAACTGCTTTATCTAACATACCAGCAGTGCCAACACTCTTAGCATTTGCATCAGTACCTTTTTGCAGTGCTTCAGCAAACTGGGCACTAACATCCTCACCTTTTTTAATCTTTTCACCAAATTCTTCGATGTTTGGAATCAATCGTTTTAACATTACTGATTGTTCAGTAATTGCCCCGGTCGCTAAAAACGATGCTGTTGCTGATTTAAGTTCTGCATCTTTTGTACTTGCGGCAACAGCAAGAACATCATTTCGTGATTTTAATTCTTTTTCCAACGCCGCAGCTTGTGCTTCTGCAATTGGACCACCTTGTTTTTGTAACTCATTGATGCGTTGTTGCATCATGTTTGTTTGAATTTTTGTCTCTAACTCAGACTGTGCTTCTATCTGTAACTTTTTGGCGCCCTCAACATCTTCACCGGTGATTGCCGCTAATTCTAATAAGTTCTTAGTATATTCTAATGAAGCCTTTTGTAAGCCACCATCTTGCTTCATTCTTGCAGTAATCTGTACACCGGATTGCTTTTGTAGTGAAACAAAGTCTGCTTGACTTTGTATTAATTCTTCTTGACTAATACCTAAACGTTGAAATGCTTGTCGTTGCTCTGAGCTAACCGCGGTCATCTTAGCAAATTCTGCAATACCTTCACCGGCAGTAGTACCTAAACTTAGTGTAGCAGTACCTAATGTTTTTGTAGCTTTAGTTAAGTATTCTATATTTTTACTAGAAAGGCCAGCATTGTGACCAAACTCCAATACTTCTTTGGCAGTAAACGCGCCAGCTCCTCCCATCTTACTAAAATCATCAGTAGCCTTTAATGCACTATCAGCTTGCTTTGTAGCCGCTTCAGCAGCCATTGTAGCACCTTTAGCTAATGCTCCTAAAACCATTCCAGGCAAACCAAAGTTTTTACTAGCATTCCATGCGGCGTCACCGGCATTTTTTAATACATCATTATATTTTGCAAAACTTTTTTCAGTACTTAGTAATGCCCTACCAAAAGCAAATGTAGCGGCTGTACCGGAAACTTGAGCCGCATTGAAATTAGCCATGGCTTTATCCATGACTCCAAGGCTATATGCATTTGCATCAGCAGCCGCAGATTGTTTAGTAGTAGAACCATATAAACCATCATACGCAGTTTTAGTCCTGTTGTAAGAATCTACATTAATACCTTGAGCCTTAGCCATTTTTGTCAGCATATCAAGCGTCATGGCTTGCATCCTGAGTTCTTCGGCCTTCATCCTATTACTCTCATTTAGGAGCTCAAGTTGTTGTTTTTGTTCTTCAGATAGTTCTGACATAATTTTTGGGTTTCCGTTATTTTTTTAGGTGTTTTTTAGACACTAAATATCATTAGTATTTAGTATTGGGCGAAAGCCCGTTTTTTATCAAAGGAATAACATGTCATTAGCAAACAATCCGTTAAAACAATATTTTCGTAGACCATCGATCTATTTGAAATTACCTAGCGAAGGAGTTGGATATCCCGCAGGAGTACTTAACAAAACAGAAACAGGGGAATTACCAATATATCCCATGACTGCGATTGACGAAATTACCAGTAAAACACCAGACGCATTATTCAACGGTACTGCTATTGTAGAAATTATAAGAAGTTGTGTTCCTGATATCAAAGACCCATGGTCTATACTTAGTACTGATTTGGATGCTATCTTAATAGCTGTTAGGTCAGCCGCACAAGGTAATGAAATGGAAATTGAAAGCTCATGCCCAAGCTGTAAGGAAGTTGCTACGTATGCAATTAACTTAATTGGTATGCTTCAAACCATGAAGCCAGGCAATTATAATGCAGAACTTCAAATAAGTGATTTATATATTAAATTTAGACCTTTATTTTATAAAGAAATGAATCAAGCAGCCATGGCTCAATTTGAAATTCAAAAAATGTTTTCTACTTTGACTGACTTATCTGAAGAAGAACAGAATAAAAAAACACAAGAAGCTATTGTAAAAATTACAGAAATTACAATGGCTGTATTATCTCAAACTATTGAATATATTAAAACTCCGTCTATTACTGTAAATGAAACTGAATTTATTTTGGATTTCTTGCGTAATTGTGACAAAAATATGTATATTGAAATTCGTGACCACCACGCTAAACTGAGAGATAGCACACAAATTAAACCTCAAAAAATTAAATGGATTCATTGCCAACATGAGTACGAACAATCTGTTGTTATTAATGTAACTGATTTTTTCGGTTAAGGCTTTTACACTTAAACCATGAGGGTGTTCAAAAGCTGATTGAAAATATGGATAAGGAATCCGCTGAAATTAAAAGATCAGCACTTTCTTTAACATGGTACATGCGGGGCGGCGTTTCCTATGAGGATGTACTTAACATGTCATATGAGGAAAGAGTAATGATAAACAAATTAATAGAAAGTAATTTGGAAACTACTAAGAAAACGCAATTACCATTCTTCTAATTAATTCCGTAATTATTCATTTATCACATCGGGTTTCTCTTTAAAGATGAACTTCGTTCATCTAAGAACTCACTTCGTTCGTTCTTATGTCTTACGGTAATCTATTATTTTTTATTCTAATTAGATAAGGACTATATTGCCGATTAGAAGCCATGGTAGTGCAAATTTGCACTACCAATGGGAAAGGTATGTTTGCCATGACCGTCATCCAGTGTTATCTTTTCCCCAGTCAATTGCCTATTTCTGACACTAACTGCTACCGGTTGCTCTGTAAAGTTATTACGGGATTGTAGTGAAGCTATTGTAATTAAACAATTCTTCAGCAACGCACATTCTATTGAATCAAGATAAAATATCAATAGACTTGTTGAGGGTTCGCTTTGCCGATTGCCCTCTCGGTATACCCATGAATATCACTATTCATGCTTGCTCCAGATCCATCCGCCATCTTACAGGCTTCTTCAAGGAGGTCTCCCAACGGAGACAACAAATTTTTAAATACTTAAATGTTAATTGTTAATAGGGAATTTTCAGCTTGTGTTGACGTGGTGTCTGTTGTGCTTGAATATGTTTTTAATAACTCGGTGTTGTATTGAAAGAAACTATCAAATTCGAAAATCATCCAGTCACCTTGTTTTTTTGATGTGTAATATAAGAAATTGTCACTAACCCATGTTAATTTGCTTTGTACAGCAAGATAACGACCCTTACGATTAAATTTCATAAACAGTATGTTTATATCATTGGGATCAGCTACATCCATGAGTTGGTCTAGCCAACCATCTATAACTTTACATTCCCCTGTAAGTAATAGATGAAATGGGAAGTCCGCATAAAATTTACATTCGATATTCATTTTTTTAAATGACTGACCGGGTACAACATCGCCCTTAAATGAGCGGATCTGACCTTCATGTAAAACTTCTTTGCGAGTTTGATTCTTCCCGCCCACATACGCACCTGAACCGGGAGCACGAATGAATGATTCACCATACTTCTCTGAGAGATATTTAGCGATTTCTCGCTCAAAACCGGAACCTTTTGCTTTTTGTGGACTTGGCATGCTATTACTTATCATGTTATACACCAGTGTAATATAAAGTTGTTACCCGCTTTTTTGTTTGTCTTTACAAAATGTGCGGCAAGCTAAGTGTGGGTAAGGAGTACTCCATGAATCAACTAATGATTTATAGGTTGGGTCTTTTATAATGTTTTGCAAACTATTACTAATAGTTGGACCATCGGATACATAACAGCAAGGTAGAATATCTCCCCTGGCACTTACATATATACTACGCTCATTAATCGCTTTACATGATATCATAATTAATATACCTTATTTTTTGGTGGTCTTAAAAAAGAACGGAGATGAGCAAATTTTGGAACATCTAGTCTAATGCTTACTGCTGGCACAAAGTCAACAAACCTCATACTCTTGGATAACTCTCTTGCTTCTTCAACTTGATGCTCATTGTGTTCAAAAATCAAAAACTTCCAATATGCTTTTCCGCCAGCATCAATGAAAGCCCTTGCGTTTTTCATGATTTTATCATAATTAGTATTGACTCTGTATATGTGATTAGTGTCGTGTAGTCCGTCTATTCCAAAATAACAATTGTCATTTTCTTTACTCAATACCGTACCTAGCTCTCCCCACCATTTTTCATTACGTAAACTACCATTGGAATTCATTCCCAATGTAATATTATTATTTACATTTCTAAAATGTTTAAAAATCTCAATACAGTCTGGAGCAGCCGCAGGATCACCGTAGTTACCGCACATGAACATATAATTGAGTTGTTTGATAAAGTCTTCATCAAACAACTCTTTAACCTTTTCTATTGATAAAGAAAACGCATCTCTCTTTTTGTCAAATGATGCGTCTGATTCTCTTGGGCACATTGGGCACGCCGCGTTACATACAGTGCTAGTTTCCATGTGCAATGTACGCACATCATTTCGATCAAACATTATTCTATATCCGTTGCAGTAGAGTAGCTTGTAAAACCATTTTCTTTCACAACTTTCAATACGTTTGGTACACGACCGGCTAATTCTTCACGATGTGACACAAGCCAAATAGATTTATGTCTACGACGGCTCATGTCTTTCAATATTGCTAAACTGTTCTCAACACCCTGTGTATCTAATCCTGAATCAATCAGTTCGTCAATAAACAATGTGTTAATCGGAGCATATAAGTTCTCCCATACATCACGGAAAGCAAACGATAGACCTAGAATCAAACGATTGCGTTCACCACGACTTAAGTTATCAAAGTCAAGTTCACGACCCAACTCTGTAATTTCAACTTGTAAATCATTCTTAAAGATAACATTATGTGGTAAACCAATCTTATCTAAGTAATGTGTTAATCGTGCGTTTAAATAACTCAAGTTTTGGTCAATAATCTTTTTACGAACAAAACTATCTTTGCTAGTTAACAAATCAAGCAAAAACTTTTGATGTTCCATTGTCTTTGTTAATTTATTAATTGCTTCAAAGTCAATAGTTTGTAGTGCTTGACTTTCCATATCACTAACTTGTTCTGCATATGGATCTGTTTCTTCTGCTTTATTTTGAATCTGTTGTAATATTGCACTAACTTTACCACGATGTTCAACTGCCTCACGCTCAGTATCATAGTGAGTAACTGGTTGAGTTCCTAAAACAATAGGTGTTAATTCATTTAGTTGTTCACTAAATGGATTAGACTCTTGTTTTTTGTCTTCCCAAATTTTCTTTAAATTAGACACATCACCGCTGTGACGAATAGCTTCTGCTTCAGTTTTATATGATGGAGTAGGTTTAGGACCTAATTTATTAACCAATGATTCATTGATTGATAATTGCGTTTCAAAATGAACTAATTCAGCACGTGCGTTCTCAAGTAGGGTAGTCTTTTCTAATGTAACCTCTAAATGCTTATCATCATGGAAGTCTTGCCCACAGGCATAACACTTATGATCTTGTAGTTCTTTAACTTCCCGAACTAATTTATCAATTAATTTTTTTTCTTTTGTGATACTTTTGGTTAGGGTATCAATTATTGTTGCTATTGATTTTTGTTCAGCTTCATCATGTAGCCAATCTTTTAAATCATTCCATAACTTAAGTTCAGAATCAATATCATATTCATTTTTAAGTAAGTATGCCTTATGTACTATTGAAACATCGGTATTGTGTTTCTGTTGCCATGCAGTGGAACGAGCAACTAATGCATTATACGTATCTTGTTCCTGCTTTTGCTTATTCCAAATGACTAAATCTTTATGTGCTAATAACTCAGTATCAATATCAATCTTTAATAGTTCATCATACTCCAATGCGTAGTTAGCCAAATCTTCATCGTGTTTCTTAAGCCACAATGTTTGTCTACGCTTAATAGCATCAATCTGTTCTTTAACCCGCTTGTTGGCTTCTTCAATTGCTTTAACTCGAAATTCTTCACTTTGAATATTATCTTTGCTATTGCGAATTAATTCTTTAACAACTTCGGCTTTCTCTGATAACAAAGTAATACCCAACAGTTGTTCAATAATATCTTTTTGTTCGTTATTCTTTAATGCTAAGAATGGTTGACTGTATGTGTTCAAAACAACAATATGACGGAACATCTCAGGAGTCATGTTTAATACACGTTCAATAGCCGCTTGTGTTTCTTTATTCTCACCTTGTTGATCTTCCGAACCTTTTTCTTGCACATTGTTTACATAGAATTTCAGAATGTTTGGCTTACGGCCACGCTCAATTTTATATTCAGTGCCATTGACATTGAACTCAAGCGTAACCATCATATTTTTGCCATTAGTACGATTAACTAAGTTATCTTTACGAATATCATTAATCGGGACACCAAACAATGCATAGGAAAGACCCTGAATAAGGGTTGTCTTACCTGTACCATTACGAGCACCATCGCCACCTAAGTCTAAGTTCTCACCTAGAATAAGTGTTAATTCTTTTTTGTCAAAATCAACTGCTTGTGTTACTGCACCAATAGATAGAAAGTTTCGTAATGTAATATTCTTTAATGTAATCATA